TCGCCAATGCCGCCCAGACGGTAAGGGCGGTTGGCTCTACAATATGGATGGCGTTGAGGCTTTGCCGTATAATCTGCACCAAATCCTAGCGCGGCCAGACGAGCCGGTGTTTATCGTGGAAGGCGAGAAGGCGGCAGAAAAAGTAGCCACAATAGGCCTTTTAGCTACTACCAGCCACGGCGGGGCTAAGAAGTGGCAGCCAGTGCTAAATAAGTGGTTCGAGGGGCGTAACGTTATCGTCCTGCCAGATAACGACGAGGCGGGTAAGGCACATGCTGATATGGTCGTCGCTAACCTGTTCGGCGTGGCTAACCGCATAAAGCGCGTTGAGCTGCCCAACCTACCGGACAAGGGCGATATCGTCGACTGGCTGGTCAGCAACGACAGAGACGCGCTAATGGGCGCTGTAAAGGCGACGCCAGTTATCGAGGCTGCCCCTGAGCCAGTCGTTGAGGCAGAGGATTATAACAACGATAATAATCAAGGCGATTACTTCGAGTTCGTCGACGAGCAGTACCTCATTAACATGCCGCCGGTAAGCTGGGCGGTTGGCGAGGGCGACGTCGGGCTGATTACGGCGCACGGCCTGAGCATGATTTACGGCGCACCGGGCAGCGGCAAGAGCTTCATTACGCTCGATATGGCGCTCTGTCAGGCTCACGGCATCGAATGGCAGGGTATGCCAACAAAGCAGGGCGACGTGCTTTACATCGCCGGTGAGGGCGTTGGCGGTATGGGTAAACGCATCAAGGCGTGGAAGATGTCGCACAAGCTGGGGATTAGCGGGCATTTCCATATGCTGCCAATCGCGGTCAATTTCCGCGATCAGGCCGACATAGAGAAGCTGATACGCTCGATTGAGCGTTTAGACCGCAAGTGGACGTGTATATATGTCGACACATTAGCCAGAGCGCTCTTGGGGGCTGACGAAAACAGCTCGCAAGAGGCTGGCTTAGCGGTCGCGGCGGCTGACGCACTGAAGCATAAGTTCGAGTGTGCGGTCGTGTTTGTTCACCATTCGGGCAAAAATTCTGAGCGCGGGGCAAGAGGTTCGTCGGCCATTCTAGGGGCAGTAGACGCTTCGATTGCGATTACAAAGGACGAGAACCTTGTGACGATGTCCGTTCAAAAGCAAAAAGACGCCGAGCCTATCGACGATATTACGTTGGAAATGACGCAAATTGCGTCGCCAAACGGTAGCTCAATCGTGTTACAGCGCACCGATGAACAGAAAAAGAGCGCGCCAAAGAAGGATATAAATATGCAATTAGCGCTCGAAAGCCTACAAGATTACATCATAAAAATGGAAAATAAGCGGCCAAATTACCGTGCTTGGTGTGCCTATCATGCCGAAAAAACGCCCGATCACACGCGACAAGAGCAGTCTAAAGCGCGGAAGGATTTGCAAGCCGCAAGGATAATAGCTATCGACGATAATAAGGTATGGATTGTTAGTGAAAACAAATAGATAGGTCAAATTTGTCGCGTCGCCGACAAATGTCGCACCGAAAACCGACAATCGTCGGTCGCACCCCCCACACTAGGGGGTGCGATGCGACCGACAAGTTTATGGACAAGAGACAGGGGATATAGAAATGGTGGCTAAAAAGACGAGGGGTAAGCCGAAACCAGACAAGGTTTACTATGCGCCTAATCAGGCGGCGATGAGGCGGATGCAACAGGCGCTGCACAGGTACGATGATGTCGTGTCGGATATGGAGCGTCGGTGGGGTGTAGATAGGCTGGTGTGGTTAGTGCCGGTAGATTTGCGTGATAGGTTCGAGGCGCAGATGGATAGGCTTAACGCCGCCATCGACAAGTGCGACGGCGTAGAGCATGAGGTCGAGGTGACGCTGCGCGGTGTGGCGGCGCTAGAACAGGCAGCTATCGCCGCTGGCGTAAAGCCGCTGACCGGCGAGTGGGTAGAGGGCAGGATGCCAGACGGAACGACGCTGGCTATCGTGCCGACGGATTACGAGGTGAGCCGGGTCAAACGTGATAACCGCGAGATGCAGGTTTACAGCGTGGACGAGATTGGGCGTATTCTGGGTGACTGGCACGCCAGTAAGATGGTAGAACAGGTGAAAGACGTATTTACCGGCGCTACGGTCGAAAAGGTGAAGACGAAGCTGGAGACAACGCTAAACGACGAGATACCGTTCTGATGGATTACGATAACGAGCGTGAGGATATTCTAAAGGATCGCGAGTATATGCTGCTCGGCGTGTCAACGTGGATCGACGTGCGTACATTGACGGTGAACGTGCAGCGAACTAAAACCGGCGTGAAGGTGGATATATGGCCGCGTGAGCTATTGCGCGGGTATGATCCGATTGCTAGTGTAGAGGTTCCTTTTCCTGAGGGTAGTAGCGATGATTGAACAGGGCGACGGAAGCTGGGAAATGCGGCTATCGAAGCAACGCTGCCCGCGTTGCTACTCGCTGCTGACGTACAAGGGCGAAGATTTAACAAAGCGCCGGTATGAGTGCGTAGTGTGTAATTTGAAAGTAATTGACGTAAAGGGTGAAGAGAATGAATAGAGCTGAGGTTTTAGATACAGCGAAAGAATATGTGACCAAGGATCGCGCCGCCGATCACGGTAATATGGAAGATAACTTCAATACCATTGCGCGTTACTGGTCTGAGCATTTGGGTCACAAGGTATCGGCTAACGACGTTGGGATTATGATGTCGCTGCTCAAGCACGCCAGAATGAAGAGCAATCCATATCACACCGACAACTATGTTGACGCGGCTGGTTATGTGGCGTGCGCCGCAGAGTGCGTGGACGTTGATGGGTAAGGTGCTGGATATCAATAAGGATAGGCATTTTGTGCAGTTCTTCACAGAGCCGGTGGACTGCGAGTGGTGCGAACAAGAGACGCACGGATATGTTTTTGAGCGTATGCAATCAATCATATGCTCGAAATGCCGCCAGCCTTTGCTGGTGATCGAAGACAAGCCGACGTTTGTTTTAACATTGGAGCCAGACGACGATGTCAGCTAAAATACCCGAAGAGGTATGGGTCGAGTTTCTGACTAGGGTGACAAGTGGTCGCTCCGGTCAATCCGTCTGCAAAGACAAGGACATGCCGAGTTGGGGTGCAACTTGGAACAAGATATACAACGATAAGGACTTTGAGAGGCGCTACATGAGCGCCTTAGCGTCGCGTGGTATGATCTATGCAGATCAGCTAGACGAGATCAATAGGCGCGTCCTAAGCGGCGAAATAGACCCGCAATCGGCAAGGCTTGTCGCTGACAACTATAAGTGGACGGCGGCTAGGCTTTTGCCAAAGGTTTATGGAGATAAGCAGCAAGTCGACGTGACGCATGAGGCTGGTGGGTCGTACCTTGAGCTGCTTCAACAGGTGAACAATGCGGCTAAACTAAAGCACGTTCAGGTGGTCGAACATCAAGAGAAAGACACAACTGACGCACTACACGCGCGCGAAATCAACCGGATTTCGGTTAACAACGATATGCCTAAAAAACAGGCAAACAGGCAGAAAAAAGGCAAAAAGTTATCCACAGGCAGCTAAGTCATTGTATTTGCACGATACGCGTTGCGCATAATTAACGTTATGCGACATTTCTGCAAAATATGTGGAAAGTTAACCCAAAATCAGTTAACCCCCCCCCTTTCGCGTGCGGGCGGGGGCGGGAAGAAAAATATAGACCCCTTACCACCCACCCCCCTTCGGAGATATACGCATGACTGACACCCACGCCACCGTCGAAGCTATAGCCGCATTACGCGCCGACCCCGCGTTATTCGTCGAGACGGTACTGCAAGCCACCCCTCAGGCGTGGCAGGCGCAGGCGTTGCAGGCCATAGCCGATAACGACCGCGTGGCGATTAAGTCCGGCCACGGCGTCGGAAAGACCGCGTTTGAGAGCTGGGTGGTTCTGTGGTGGCTAATGACGCATTATCCGTGCAAGGTGGCGGTGACGGCCAACAGCGCGCACCAGCTATCGGACGTCTTGTGGACGGAGATCGACCGCTGGGCGCGCAACATGCCCACCGCTTTCAAAGACCTACTCGAATTTAAGTCGGATAAGATTAGCCTACGCGGCGCGTCTGACAGTTTCGCCGTGGCGAGAACGAGCCGCCGCGAGAACCCTGAGAGCTTGGCGGGCTTTCACAGCCCCCACATGTTGTTTGTGGTCGAAGAGGCGTCTGGCGTGCCTAACGTGATTTTTGAGACGGCCAGCGGCGCGTTATCGACCCCCGGCGCGAAGATTATTATGTGCGGTAACCCCACACGGTCGGATGGTTATTTTTACGACGCGTTCCATAGTGACCGCGACAAGTGGCATTGCATTACGGTGTCGTGTAGTGAGGGCGATTACGTCGACCCGAAGTTTATCGACGAGATGGCTGGCAAATACGGCGAGGACAGCAACGTTTTCCGTGTGCGCGTCTTGGGCGAGTTTCCGACGCAGTCCGACGACGTGCTGTTGCCGCTGCATTTGGTTGAGGACGCGGTAAAGCGTGACGTTGAGGCTGGGCCGACGACGCCGGTTGTGTGGGGTTTGGACGTCGCGCGCTTTGGCGGTGATCGCTCGGCGCTTGCAAAGCGTCAGGGCAATATCTTGGTCGAGCCGATTAAGACGTGGCAGAATAAGGACTTGATGGAGCTTGCCGGTATCGTGTTGAGCGAATACGACGCCGTGCCTTACTCGAAGCGCCCGCAGGCGATATATGTGGACGCGATTGGCTTGGGTGCCGGTCTGGCTGACCGCTTGCGCGAGCTGGATTTACCCGCCGTTGCGGTGTCGGTGTCGGAGAGTGCCAGCCTGAAGGACCGCTTTAACCGGCTGCGCGATGAGCTGTTCTGGGCGTGCCGCGAGTGGTTTGAGGCGCGCGACTGCAAAATACCGCTGGACGACACGTTAATCGCTGAGCTGACCGGCGTTAGGTATAAGTACCTGTCGACTGGCAAGCTGAAGGTTGAGAGCAAGGACGAGATGAAGCGACGTGGGCAGAGATCGCCTGACGTGGCTGACGCGTTTGTGTTATCCTTTGCGGGCCAAGGCGCGGTTGCTGGCGGCTACTCAAGAGGGTATAATCACAATCGCAGTTTGAAACCAAAAACGAATTGGGTGGTTTGATGGCCTCACCATATGAGTACGGAATGACCGCCGAGGGCGAGCGTGGCTTATTAGGCTTGCTTGGAAATATGTTTACGCCGTTTAGGCGTCCGGTCATATCTGCACCAGAAGAGACCTATATGGAGGCCGACGGCGCGCTTTACCCGCAATATCAAGCTGGCGTCTATGGCGACCCTGAGTTTGGGTTGCAATATATGCCTGCATACCGCGCCATCTCTGGATTACTGTCTGACCCAGACGCTGCGGTTGATGCCGCTTCCGCTATGCCTGAGGCAATGCGTCAGGCGGCTAATGAGCAGCTTTTGGCTGGTACGGACATTGCTTACGGCGGGTCAGGCCTTTTGGCTAAAGAAGATGGCAAAAGCATAGGTTACGACCCTCTTTTTGTTGCCGCACCTCTCGCTCCGTCAGGTCTAGCGGCCAGAGCCGCTGGCGGGCCAGCTCTAGGAATTTTCGGGGGAAAAACAGCGAAAAGGTTTCCTGTCACCAGCTCTGTAGATACCTCTGATTATGAGGCGCTCTTAGCAAGAGAGGCCGAGATACAGAAGGCCAGAGAAAAAGGGATGTTCGCTTATCCAAAAGATGAATGGGAGAATATGTTTGGAGAGTTAAAACAAATATATACTCAACTAGACCCCATAGAAAACAGGATAAAACAACAAAGACAAGGCCTTCTTGATGAGCTTGACCAAGTTATGGGGGCTGAGAGAACACCGGAAGCTGCTTTTAATGTTACGGAAAGAAAATACGGCACTGGTATATTTAAGTTGCCAGACGACCAATACAGGTTTGAAATAAACGATGAGCCTGCAAAGGTAATGTTTTCGCCTTGGGAAAAAGAAGGTGTAGGTAAAGTTGAGTTCTCGCCAAGCGCAAAGGTGACAAGGGCAGAGCAGTTTGGTTCTGCGCCGCCTAAAGAAGAGCTTAACCCTTACTGGAAAGAAAAATTCTTGTACACAGACAGCAAGCCTCTGTCTGAGGTTTTTGACCACCCAGAGCTTTATGAAAACTACCCAGAGCTAAAAAACATAAAAGTTAGTTTTAGCGACGAGATGTCAGACACGCTTGGCACTTTTTACCCGCAAGACAACCGGATAAACATCAATGTAAATACTTTCTATTCTAGCAGGGGCGACAAGCCAGTAACCTTTGAAGAGTTTAACGACAAGATCGCAGATGTCCTTGTTCACGAAATACAGCACAAGGTTCAGGAAATAGAAGGTTTCGCAAAAGGCGCGAACACTGGGATGTCCCCAAAAATTTTAAGAGAGGCAAGAAACAAGGCGGCCATTGATTATCAGAGGACGAGGCCAGCCTTTGAAGAATACAACGCGGCTTATGCTGATCTGTCAAACGCATCAAAAGCCAACTCTATAAAGCATTATGAGTTTATGTCGCAGAAGGACAATATACAGCCTCGATCCTTGTTTAACCAATCTGATTGGTACAAACACAGCGGCCGAATAAGTCGTGAGCTTGGGCAGGAGCTTGGGTTTGATTACAACAAGAGAAAATCCCCCCAAAGAGATCAATGGCTAAAAGCCGCTTTTGGAAAAATGGCAAAATACGCAAGGCAAGATAGCGCCGCCGCCGACCGTCTTGCTACTTCACTTTCTGAAAAAGAGTTGTCAAAAAAGATCAAAGAGCTTGGCAGGTCTTTGGACAAAAACAGGACGGCAAACCTTGACCACAGAAACGCTATGAGGGTTATTGAAAAACTCGACAGCTCGAAATTTGGCGACACTTACCAAGGCGCTTTTAATGTTTATCAAAATGTCCTCGGAGAGGCGGAAGCAAGGGCTGTTCAGGCTCGCAGAGGCGTAAGCAAGGGTAAACAATATCCTAAGCGCAACTTCCCATTTCAGCAGTTTGAGGAGGGTGGTATGGTTGCGCCTCCCCCAATGGGTCTGAAAAACACTTTTTTATTGGATTAAATAATGCCCCCACGCAAGCCAAAAGACCCACGCCTAGCCAAAGCTGGCGTCTCCGGTTACAATCAACCGAAGCGCACGCCCTCGCACCCGACCAAGTCGCACGTCGTTGTGGCGAAGTCCGGCGATCAGGTTAAGACGATCCGCTTCGGTCAGCAGGGCGTGAAGACCAACCAGACGGTCGGCCAGCGTGAGGCGTTCAAGTCGCGCCACGCGAAGAACATAGCCAAAGGCCCTATGTCTGCGGCATATTGGGCTAACCGTGTTAAGTGGTCGCCGAGCAAGACCAAATCGAGTTCAACCAAGTGGAAAAAAGGAAGTTAGCTATGGGATACGGTAAGAAAAACGGCGGAAAGAAGTCAGGCGGCGCAAAGCAAGTTTTGGGTAAATACTGCTGATGTCGCTTTACGCCAATATCGCCAAAAAACGCGCCCGCATTAAGGTGGGCAGCGGTGAGAAAATGAGAAAGCCGGGAACAAAGGGCGCGCCTACCGCTGCCGCATTTAAGGCGGCTGCGAAGACAGCGAAAAAGAGAAAGAAGGCTAAGGCATGATTGTTTGTGATAACTGCCCATATCGTGGCCGCTGCGAGATTAGGCAGCGCTGTATTCAGGGCAAGAACCCTGTCATCGAAACTGTACGCGAGCCACGCCCAGCTAAGGTTGTGCAGACCACTAGCGGCTTTGCTGAGACTGCCGCAAAGATTGGCGCGCCGATCAAAGGTGGCAAAAAGAAGGCACGCAAGGTAACGATGCAATGATGATCCGCCGCCCCTTGGTAGGCCGTATTCGCCGCGTCCAGCCCCCGCTGGAACAAACCAAGGAAGTGTGCGATAATAGCGCAGCGGCTAAGGTTAAACCTGCGCCTAAACGCGCGGCAAAAGGTGCAAAGAAAAATGGCTAAAATGGACGACTACCAGCTCAGCACAATTGTGTCAGGCGAAATAACCGATGCGCTAAACCACTTCGACAGCGAATACACCCAAGAGCGCCTGCGCGCTCTCGACTTTTATCTGGGGGAGCCTCTTGGCAATGAGGTGGAAGGCCGGTCGTCTGTAGTTGCCACCGAAGTCGCTGACACGGTTGAGGCGATTATGCCTAACCTGATGCGCGTCTTTACGACCAACGACAAATATGTTCGCTTTGCCGGTCGCACCGCAGAGGATATGGAAGCCGCAGATCAGGCGTCCGATTACGTTAACCACATTGTGCAACGCAATGACGGTTATAAAATGCTACACACCTTTTTTAAGGATGCGCTTTTATTCCGTATGGGTGTCGTAAAGTTCTTCTACGAAACCAAAGAAGAGGTGGACGAAGAAGAATATAACGGCTTGTCAGAGGACGAGCTGGTCATGCTGATGAACGACCCCAACGTTGAAATCGTTGAGCAGTCCGAAACCATTACCGAAAGCATTTACGACAACGAGACTGGCGAGACTGTGCCGCTTCGCTCTGAGTACGATCTCAATGTTCGCGTTACCCGCGAAGAGGGCGAAATCAAGATTATCAACATCCCGCCTGAGGAGTTTCTGGTTAGCCGCCGCGCGACGTCTCTTGAGGACGCGCACTTTATGGCGCACCGCACGTCGCTCACTGTCAGCGACCTTGTGGCTATGGGCTATGACCGCGATGAGGTCGAACAATATGCTGGCGAGGACGAGCTGAAGGTTGGCAATGAGGTTAGCAATCGCTTTCAGGATTTAGAGGCGTCCACCGGCGTTGATCCGGCTGACCCGACAATGCGTAGCGTCATCTATTACGAGTGC